AAAAGAAAGCTATTAGTAATAGAATGAAAGGTAGAGGTGGAACAATTATGACAGATTGACAAGTAATTACAGAAGAAGCTGATACTGCGTCAACTTCTTTAATGAGTTATTAATGGCAACTTTTGATTATATAAGAAAACGATTAGATAAGTTAGAAGCTGATCGAGGTACGTGGGAATCTCATTGGCAGGAAATTTTAGATTATGTAATGCCACGTAAGGCAGAAATTACTTTCTTACGTTCACGTGGAGAAAAAAGAACAGAAGTTTTATTTGATTCAACAGCAATCACAGCTAATAATCTTTTAGCGGCAAGTCTACAAGGAACATTAACATCACCTTCATTACCTTGGTTCTCATTAAAATTAAGAGATGATGATGCTAATAAAGTTAGAGATATACAAATCTGGTTAGAAGATACAGCACGTAGAATGTATGCTGTATTTAATGAATCTAATTTTAATACAGAAGTTCACGAAATGTATTTAGATTTATGTTCAGTTGGTACATCAGCAATATTTGTTGAAGAAGCAAATGAAGGATTTTTACAAGGTGGATTACATTTTAATACTTTACATATTGCAGAATATTTTATTCAAGAAAATTCTACAGGTAAAGTAGATACACTTTATAGAAAATATAAAATGACTGCACGACAAGCAGTACAAGAATTTGGTGAAGATAATGTAGGAACAAAAATCAAAGAAGCTGTCAAAGCAAAACCCGATATACAATTCAATTTTATACACGCTGTAGAACCTACACAAGATTATGAAAGATCAGTAGGAATGAAGTCTAAAACTAAATTACCATTTCATTCTTGTCATGTTTGTTTTGAAGATAAAATGGTTGTTAGAGTTGGAGGTTATAATGAATTTCCTTATCTTGTACCACGATGGTCAAAAGCAACAGGTGAAATTTTTGGAAGATCACCTTCATATAACGCATTACCCGATATTAAAACTTTAAATAAAGCTGTAGAGATTGGATTAAAGGCGTGGGCAAAAGCTATTGATCCACCATTGTTAGTTACTGATGATGGAGTAATAGGTAGAGTTAGAATGACACCTGGCGGAATTACAGTTGTTAGAAGTGATACAGCAATCAAGCCATTACAAATTGGATCAAATTGGCAAATAACAGATTTAAAAGAAAATCAATTAAGAACAGCTATTAGACAAGCATATTATTCAGATCAATTACAATTACAAGAAGGCCCACAAATGACGGCAACAGAAGTTCAAGTTAGATATGAATTGATGCAAAGATTATTAGGGCCAACATTAGGAAGATTTCAAACTGAATTTTTAAATCCATTAATCGAAAGAGTATTTGGAATTATGATGAGAGCAGATGCTTTAATGCCAAGACCAGAAGCAATGAGTGGTATGAGTATGGATATAGAATATGTTGGGCCTTTAGCACGTTCTCAAAGAATGGAAGAAGCAATAGCAGTTGAAAGATTATATCAATTAGCAATGCAAGTGGTTCAAGTTGATCCTACTGTTATGGATGTTATTAATCACGAACAAGCGATTAGAATGAGAGCAACATTACTTGGAGTTCCTAAAACAGTTTTACGTGGTGAAGATGAAGTAGCAGAAATAAGAGAACAAAGAGCAGCAGCACAACAACAAGCACAAGAACAAGCTATGGCACAGCAACAAGCTGATACAGCATTATCACAAGGTAAAGCTATGACAGAAATGTCTAAACCCGAAACTAAAGAAGGTATGGAAGAAGCAGTAGCACAAGCCGAACAACAAGGTCTAGTATAATGAAATCATTAACAGAAATGCAACAAGCATTTATTGAAAATTTTTCACAAACAGGAAATGCAAAACAATCTGCAATCAAGGCAGGTTATTCAGAAGCTACAGCAGAACAACAAGGGCATAATCTTAAAAAACAATTAAGTAACGAAATAGATGAAGCTACTAAAAAATTAATGAGTAGTCACGTACCTTTAGCTGTAGATAAATTAAAAGATTTAATTTCAAATCCTAAAATATCAGCTTCGGTTCAACTAGGTGCAGTTAATAGTTTATTAGATCGTTCTGGTTATCAAACAATTACTAAAATTGAAGATGTAACAGGAAGAAAAACGGATGGTGAACTTCGTGAAGAATTAAGACATTTATTAAATACAATCGCAGTTGCTAAACCACCTTTTGACCCTGGTAATTCAAATGGATCGGGATCAATTCAATAAATGGGATGGAACGATAATAAAGGTAACGAAAGTTTTGCTGGTGTCTTATCTGATTTTGATATTTCAAGATTAGAAATCTATGATGAACCACGTTATTTATTACATTTTCAATGGGGAGCAACAGGGCCTTGGAGAGAAATGACCCCTAAAGTGTGTCGGTATGCTCTAGTTGAAATGATAGATGTGGATAAGATTGATTCTCGAAATAAACGAAAAGAAGATGAAGTAGATTTGACACAAAAAGAAATTTGGGATAAAAAATATAGATTACAAAATGGCAGCACCTGATTTTGAAAAGCAAATTAAAGATTTAAAAAGAGATTATGGAATTACTTTTAGCTCTAAAGAGGGAGAAAGAGTAATAGCTGATTTAAGGTCAGCTTATTATAAACGGAGTTCTTTTTCAAAGGATTCTAACGAAATGGCTTATCGAGAAGGACAAAGATCGGTAATCATTCGTATTATCAATCTACTAGAGGAGAAAATAAATGGCTGACGAACAAACGACCACAGTACAAGACAACCCAGCAGTAGAAGAAAAAACTATACTTGGGTCTGGTGCTAGTGATAATCAAGACTGGAGATCATCTTTAAATGATGAATTGAAAAACAATCCAACAATTCAAAATATTAAAGATTTAGAATCTGCGGCTAATACACTAGTTCACCAGCAAAAAATGATAGGGAGTAGAATACCTATACCAAAAACAGATGAAGAAAAAGCTGAATTATATACAAAGTTAGGTAGACCCGAAACTTCTGAAAAGTATAATTTTGCTATTCCTGAAACACATTCTAAATTTTTTAATGAAGAACAAGTTAAACAATTTAAGAATGTTGCCCATCAAATTGGGTTGAATAACGATCAAGCTAAAGCATTGATAGACTTTCAAGTTAAATCTGTTGATTTTGAAAATCAAAGACGTAATTCAGAAATGACTTCGGGAAAGAAAAATACAGAAGAAGCATTGCATAAAGAATGGGGTTATGACTATGATAATAAAGTTAGAGCCGCACAAAGAGCAATGTCAGTATATGCAGATGAAGATTTGATTCAACTTTTGGACACCGAAGCAGGTAATCATCCATCAGTTGTGAAATTATTTGCACGTTTAGGTGAGGATATAACGGAAGATATGGCTAAAAATACACAAAATAATAAATTAGCTGTTTCACCAATAGATGCTAAAGCAGATATTCAAAAGATATATGCGGATACAAAACATCCTTATCATAATGCTGGACATCCAGAGCATAGAAATGCTGTGGAACAAGTAAAACAATTACATGAAAAAGTGTATGGTAATTAAATAAATTATCTGTTATAATTGTTGTATCAAAATTCGCCCTTCATAGGAGAACGAATAGGTAGCCATAATCGGCTTTAAACATTCGATTGATCGTATCGTCTTACGATAAGGTTTCCCGAAAGGACAAAAGCCGATTTAATGGAATATGTTGAATCAGCATTGTGCTATTCGACCCCTATTCTTCAACTTTGTAAAACTATGGAGATAATATGTCTGTACAAATAACAACGGCTTTCGTTGAACAGTACAAAGCAAATGTATTACACCTAGCACAACAAAAAGGTTCTCGATTAAGAGATGCTGTTAGAACTGAAACAGTTACTGGCAAATCGCATTTCTTTGAAAGAATCGGCTCAACTTCAGCACAGAAACGTACTTCACGTCATTCTGATACACCAAGAATGGATACACCCCATTCAAGAAGAAAAGTATCAATGGATGACTATGACTGGGCGGATTTAATAGATAACGAAGATAAAGTTAGAATGTTAATTTCCCCTCAATCAGAATACGCAATGGCTGGTGCATGGGCTATGGGGAGAGCTATGGATGATGCAATTATTGCTGCGGCTACTGGAACGGCTTATAGTGGAGTTGCGGGTGGAACATCCGTTTCTTTACCATCAGGTCAAAAAGTAGCTCATGCTTCTGGTGGCTTAACAGTTGCAAAACTTTTAAGTGCTAAAGAATTATTAGATGCAGCAGATGTTGATCCCGAAGAACCAAGATTCTTGGTTTGTGCGGCTGGTCAACTTGCAGATTTGTTGGCGATAACTCAAATTACGTCAGCAGATTATAATTCTGTTAAAGCGTTAGTTAGTGGTCAAATAGATACCTTTTTAGGGTTTAAATTTATTAGATCGCAAAGATTAGGACAAGACAGTACACCATCTCGACAATGTTTAGCGTTTGCAAAATCAGCAATAGGACTTGCTCTCGGAGCAGATATTAGTACAAAAATATCTGAAAGAGCAGACAAGAACTATGCAACACAGGTATTTCTATCTATGACAATCGGTGCAACTCGTATCGAAGAAGAAAAGATGGTAGAGATAGCTGCTAACGAATAAGGAGATATAATATGGCAACTGCAAAAGGCGTGGAAATCACGAATCTTGACGCAACACCTAGAACTACTCTCGAAGCTGCGAGTGGTGGTGGAAAACTGCGTGTTTTTATGGATACGATTGCTGCGGAAACAACTGACCTTGACGATAATGATATTATTGTTATGGCACAAGTTCCGTCAAATGCTAAATTAGTTAGCTTACAAGTATATAATGACGATTTAGATGGAGCAACAAGTGCTACATTTAATGTTGGATTATATAATGGCCCACAGGCCTATACGATAAGTGGCACGACTACGGATGCTGCTGCTGTTATTGATGAAGATTGTTATGTTACTTTATCAACACAATTTCAAGGGGCTGTTACAGCACCTGCGGAATTATTAGCAGAAACTCGTAATGTTAATGCTATAGCTAACTTTATTTGGGAAGATGGAGGGCTTTCAGAAGATCCGAAAGTTCCTTTGCGTATTGCAATTACTATGTCAGCAACACCTGGAAGTGCTGCTGCTGGTGATATTACAATGGTAGTAAAATACGTTGTAGACTAATCCAAAAAATAAAAGAAAAGAAATAAGGGGCGATATATATTGAATTATAGTCGCCCCTTTGATATTATGTAAGAATTATGGCAACAGAAGTTTCTATTTGCTCAAATGCTTTACGTAGATTGGGCGATGACCCGATTACATCACTTACAGATGATACAGAAAGAGCAAGATTATGTAATTCTTTTTATATACCCTGCGTGATCAGAACCTAGAATATTTACTAATATATCAAAATTTCTATTAATCTTATGTGCATGGTATGCTATATCACTAGCAAAATAGGTCCATGTTTTGTCTTCTTTTTGTAGAGCTCTATCCGTATCATCGCCAAACTTAGTTGAATTAAATAACAATTGATCTCGCGTTTTCCAATCTTTTGACAACTCACCTTTTGGAGGTTCTAATTTTCCTTTATAAACATAATTATCTTTTTGTAATTTTTTAATAGTCTTGGATACAAATTCATTTTTTATTAATTCTGATTCATAGACAAAACTATCGTGTTCTACTCCTAAATTATCTAAATTATTTTTAATTAGCTCTATTGAAAATTTTAATGACTCTTTGGCTAACTTTTCATAAACTTTATTAAAATTTTTAAAATCTTTAATATTAACAGAAGGAGT